TATCGGTGCAGCAAAGTCTCAAGGCTATACAAACTATATTGACGCACCGTTTTGCATAAGAATTGACTTTGTAGGATGGGACGAATACGGTGAATGGTCGACAAAATATATTGGAAAGCCTATCTATGTGCCTATAAAGATAACCAAAGTAGAACTTAGTGTAACTAGTGCAGGCAGTGAGTATATTGTAGTTGCAGTACCATTTAGCGAAACTGCACTAGATGATAATATTAACGAAACAAAGACTACTATTAACGCAGTGGGAACAACTGTATGGGAAGTGTTAAATAATGATGATAACAGCGTAGCTGAAACAATGAATCAGAGATTATTAAATCTCGAAGACAAAAATGTTACCACAAAGAACGACCGGTTTATAATTGCATTTCCTAGTGATCTTGACGGATTTAATAACACAGTTTCTAGAGAATTTGTAGACAACTCTGAAGGACTTTCAAAAAATGTAGAACTTAGACAAGAACAAGGAGTAACGCCTGTGCTAAACAACGCAACGGTAACAACTGGTAACATATCCGTTGTTCCTAATTCGCATTTATATGACAGACTTCAGCAATATGCTCGAGACACTAGTCAAATGAACAGTATTGGATTAAGTTCAATTATAGATGAAATAAGTGAAGGAGGTGACAAAGCCCAAGCCACGCCTGAACAAGCGTATAACACTGAAACTGAGTTATTTGAAGATACTGGACGTCCAGGAAACAATCCTAAGCCTAAAGCAAGAGAACATAAATTTAGCCAAGGCGAAACAATAATTACTATGATAGAAAAAGTTGTTCTTAGAAGTCAGTACGCTGCTGTAGAATCAACTGCTGACAGCGCTGTTAACGGTCCGCGACGCGGTACGCGAAACTGGTTTAAAATAGATACTCAGGTGTTTATTGATCCCACACCGGCAGCTGAATCTCAGCGAGGAGCATTTGCTAAGATATATTTGTTCAACGTTATTCCGTATTATCCTGACGAAGCAAAAACTCTGTCTACAAATCAGAAACCAAAAAATACAGAACAACTAAAGACGCAGGCTGCAAAAGAATACAATTATATCTATACTGGACGCAACGAAGAAATATTAGATTTTGATTTATTGTTTAACAATGCGTTTATGCTAACAGCATTTAGTAACTACGGACAAAACTCTGGAGGTGTAGGTACTGCTGACAATGCAGTTAGTAACGGTGCACTAGCAGCAACTACAGGGTCGTCAGTAGTAAAACAAAGCGCTAGTGATACTAGTTTAGAACCTGGTGCCAGAGTAGGCGAAATGACACATAGACAAGCGCAGCTCCTTTCTGCCAACGGGTCAAGATCGTCGGACATACGTCTTAGAATAGCACAGCAATTCCATAATGCTATAATAAATCAAACGCTTGATATGATTACTGCTGAAATGAAAATAATGGGGGATCCTTTTTTTATACCTCAACAAACTGGAAACTTTAAAGGAAGTCCTATTAAAAATTCAAATGTTCTGGAAGAAGGTACATTTAATTACATGATGGACGAGGTATTTGTTGTAGTAAATTTTAAAACTCCGTTCGACTATCAAGTTGAAGGAGCTACAATGGAGTTCCCTAGAGTAGTAAAACAGTTTAGTGGGTTGTTTAGTGTGTGGGCTGTTACTAATTCATTTTCGGGCGGCAAGTTTGAGCAGAATATTAAGTTGATTAGAAGAAGAGGCCAAGACGATCCTTCAACACCTAATAATGCTGGATCAGTTATACTAGACGATAGTGCTAAGCTTAGTGATGCTGTAGTGCTCAGTGATACTCCAGGACCGCCTCGAATAGCTCGCGCCGGACAGACTCCTGTTAAACAATCGTCTAGCGCCACAGATGGTCAAAATTTAGTAAATGCAGTGCCGGCGAACACTGCGTCTGATAGCGGCAACAACCTAACTGCGCAAAATAATTCAGTATTTCCAGCGCCACCGTCACGAGAAAACACAACAAATGATCAACAAGAACTTTCATCTGCTATTAGAAGAGTTAATATTAATCAAGGAGGAGCAGGAAAAACATTTGGCGGCCGATAGAAGATACATCAAAATTATAATTCAGTACAGTACTTAATATAAGTAAAGCGCATAGGAAAGTATAAATGTCAGAAATAACAATTACAGCACAGCAAATTGCGTTATTGGCTCTTATTGGCAAAGGAGAATCTCTCAAAGGTTCAAACCCGTACACTACATTGTGGCCTAGTACTTCAGAGCCTAGTCTAACGCAAATGACATTAAGTGAGGTACTACGATTTCAGGAAGTAAGAACCAACGAAGGGTTTGGCTCTAATGCAGTAGGAAGGTATCAGATAGTAAGAACTGATCTAGAGCAGATTATAAATTCTTTAGCGTTAGACGCTGAAAAAATTAGGTTTACGGCTGGCATACAAGATGCGTTAATGATCAGCCGATTAAAGAATGTACGATTAATGAACGAATGGTTAGCGGGCACATTAACTTCGGATAAGTTTATGATTCGATTAGCCCAGGAGTTTTCTAGTATTCCTGTACCATATCCTTTAAATGGAGCTAACCGCCGCGTAATCAAAGGCGAGAGTTATTATTCTACAAAAGAATTTAATGCAACAAAACATAATACAGACACATTTTTTCAGGAATTAGAAGATATTTTAGAAATAACTGACGGGGAAGACCGGGTTGTATCTATACTAATAACAGGGCCGAACGGAGTAATACCAGCAACTGGGTCTACCCCAAAATCACAAACAGCGGCTATTGCGGCAGGGATAGGAGTAGGTGCATATACCGGCGGCAATGCCGGCGCTAGACCATTGCCTGCATCTGAGTTACCTGTTAGCAAAAACGTTTACGATTACAGGCCAATAGATCCACTAGACGATCGTTACGATTTTAGAACCGGGCAAACGGTTAAGGATGTGCTACTCTATGGAATTAATGCCGCAGCAGCTAACCCTATTATTAACGGCAACATAGGCCCGGCTAAAGGTAAAACTACCAACTCTGGCGCTGTTGCCCCGCCGGGGTATGCTGGCCCAGCGCCAGGCGGAGTAGGTGCAGTGTATGATAACGCATCTGTAGGAAAATCACCAGAAGAAGAAATTGAAGAGAAAGATGCAAGGCAAGGCCCGCCTATTCCGTTAACTAGGATACAAATTAATCAAGGCTTACCTAGTGGACCTTTAACAGGCGCCAGATAATAGCCCAGGAGTTTTAAATGTCTCAAGATTCGTATAATCGCTCAGCGGTTAAAAGCTCAATAGTAAAAGATGCAGGACCGTATGAGGCGATTGTAGTAAACAACCTTGACACTCGTTATATGGGGTCACTTGAGGTTGAAATATTAAAGTATACCGGTGGAGCGAACACTCCAGAAAAAAGCGGCGAGATATTTAACGTAAGGTACCTAAGTCCTTTTTATGGGGTTACCCCAGGTAAGGGGGCAACCCCTCAAGACGGTTACGCTAACTCGCAAAAAAGCTATGGTTTTTGGGCGGTGCCTCCTGACGTAGGTACAAAGGTTCTTGTTACGTTTGCTGAAGGAAATCCTAACTACGGATATTGGATCGGATGTATTCAAGACGATTATATGAACTTTATGGTTCCTGATGGAAGAGCTAGTACAAATCTTACCACTCCGGATACTCCGCCAGAATTAACCGGTGCGAAGTTGCCGGTAGGCGAGTACAATAAACGTATAGAAACAGGTGAAGCATTAGATCCCACTTTATTTAAAAAGCCGTATAACAAGGACTTTACGCGAATTCTTGAAATACAAGGATTACTATCTGATGAAGTAAGAGGTACTACAACTACATCGGCTCGTCGAGAAGTTCCGTCGATGGTGTTTGGTATATCGACACCTGGACCAAGAGACAAAAGAACTGGCGCGCCCCGCGCGGCATTTGGGCCTGATAAAAAAAGTGCAAGCGTTCCTTATAATAGACTAGGCGGTTCTAGCTTTGTTATGGACGACGGCGACGAAAAGTTCGTGCGTAAAACTCACGCAGAAGACGGTCCGCCAATTTATGTAAACAAGCAAGCTGGCCAAGCTGGCGGCGACACTACAATACCTCAGAATGAGATGATACGATTTCGGACCAGAACAGGGCACCAGATTGTATTACATAATTCTGAAGACTTAATATATATTGGAAATAGCCGAGGTACTGCTTGGATAGAGATTACCTCGGATGGCAAGATAGATATACATGCCCAAGACAGCATTTCGGTAATGTCAGACACTGATATCAACTTCACTGCTGAACGAGACTTTAATATTGACGCTGGACGAAATATCAATATGAAAGCAAGTGCTAGATATTCCGATAGTGCACAGTTTTTAGATAACAAGGAAAGTGGCAGAATACAGATAGAAAGTGCATGGGATACTAATGTTTTAGTAGGCAATAATTATAAACATACCATAGAAGGAAACAGCGATGTAGTAGTTGGGCTGAACTCGAATCAGCTAGTTGATCAGACTTATAATATTCACGCTAAACAAAATATAAACATCTTGACGAATAAATCTATTCATCAAAAAGCAGATAGCAGCATATATAGAACTGCCGGCAAAACAGTGCATGACAGTGTCGGAACTTCCTACTTACTAAGTGCAAACTCTAGTGATATTGCTATAAAAGCAAACAGCAGTTTTTCAGTTGCTGGTATTTTAAGTCAGAATGTCGGAGCTGCATATAAAGTTACTGCTGGTACTGCTGTAATAGAGTCAAAAAGTGCAATGTCTATTAGTGCAACTGCTGGCATTAGCATTGAAGGAGCAGCAGGGTCAGTAGGAGCAGCAAGCCCGTCTGTAAAAATTGCATTAACCGCAGAAAATGCAATAGATGCAGAACGTGCAGAAGAACTACCCACAGTCACGCTACCTTACATGTTTCCGGGATCTATAAAACCAGTACCCTATGAAAGCATATTAACAAGAGCTCCACAACATGAACCGTGGTCACATCACGAAAACATGAATCCGCAAGCTTATAAGAAGGAACAATCTGATAGAGAAGACCCCGGTGGCCTAGCAGTAAACGACAGAATACTAACACCTGATACATTTACTAGAGGGTTTGGTCCTCAATCTAGTCAGACTGTATTTAACAGCGGAGGCGGCGAAAACTTTGACGGCGGAACCGGTGACTCAACTATTACTAATAACTCAGTAGAATCAAAGAATTCCATTACTTCGTATGCTAACGGTGCTAGAATAGACCCTAATAGAGGGACACCGTCAAATATTTCTCAGCGTTTCTTTATAGGTGACGGCGCGTTAGGTACAATTACAACTAGGTCTGGCCTAACTGCGCAAGTAGCAGAGGTGTTTGTTACTAATTTCCAGGGATTTATTGATGACCTAGAGTCTACTGGCTATCAGATAAAGACATTACTTGGATATGCTAAACGACAAACAGTAAGTGGATCAGGATGGTCGATTCACGCCAGCGGAGGAGCCATAGATATTAATCCACCTAATCCGGTGTTTAACAACGGACCAAATGGGTTCTTTTCACCCCGTCCACCAAATGCTCCTATTACTGATATGCCAAAATCAACGCTTTCGTTAGCGAATAAACACGGACTAGGATGGGGCGGAGCATGGCAGTCAATTGACGATGCTATGCACTTTAGTACATACAAAGGCGAAGGAGGAGCATTTAAATTCCGCAGAGGCTTTATTCCTAAAGGTCCGTCAAACAATAGAGATGATGGAGTACCATTAGTAGGTGGTGCATCAGATACTAATGAGCCTAGCGGCGTAGATGACGCTATTCTGCCAGGCCCACAAAGCACTAGCTAAGTGAGGTAAATACGATATGAGCAGCCTAGAAAAGAATTTATACCAACGAATAAGAGTAACTCCTACCAAAACCACTGCTTCGGCAGGCCGAGCCTATAGAGGGTTTAGCTCTGTAGCGCAGACTAACCAAGGTTTTTCTTTATATGATTTTGAGTTAATTAAACAGGATCTAATTAATCACTTTCATATACGCCAAGGTGAAAAGTTATCAAACCCCAGCTTCGGATGTATAATTTGGGATATGCTATTTGAGCCATTCACTCCGGCTGTACAGGAAGCAATTATTGAAAACGTAACAACTATTATCAACTTTGATCCTAGACTGTCGGCTAAGGAAGTAATAGTTGACTCATACGAACAGGGTATTTCCATTGATTGTGAACTCACATACTTACCTTACGACATCTCTGAATCAATTACATTTACCTTTGACCAGAAAAACGGCCTAACTTAATTAAGTACGCAGTTTTTTATTATGATAAATATCATAGTTAACGAGGAATCTAATTTATGTCTGCAACAGATAGACAAACACGGCTTTTAGTAGCAGAAGACTGGAAGAGAATTTATCAGAGTTTCAGAAACGCTGACTTCCAGAGCTATGATTTTGACAACCTGCGCAGAACCATGATTAATTATCTGCGACAAAACTACCCTGAAGATTTTAACGATTATATCGAATCAAGCGAATATCTTGCTCTTATTGATATGATCGCGTTTCTAGGTCAAAACCTATCTTTTAGAATAGACTTAAATGCCAGAGAAAACTTCCTTGAAACGGCTGAACGCAGGGAAAGCGTACTGCGTCTTGCACGTATGTTGGCTTACAATCCTCGACGAAATCAAGCAGCTAATGGACTGCTTAAAATTTCTACAGTAAAGACCACAGAGCAGGTTGTCGACAGTGCCGGATTAAATCTTGCAGGTTCCGCAATCCGTTGGAACGATCAAAGTAATCCTAACTTTTTCGAACAATTCATTAAGATAATAAACGCAGCTCTTCCGGTTACCAATTCAGTAGGCAGTCCTTTAAAGACTGAAAATATTGACGGTGTACAGACGCAGAAATATCGCTTAAACGCAACTAACACTGGGATCCCAGTGTTTCCGTTTACAAAGTCTATTGAAGGAGTTAGTACTAGATATGAAGTAGTATCTACTGACTTTTCTAATAGTGTAATAAGAGAAGAGCCGCCGCTGCCTGGCACTAGCCCCGCGTTTTTGTTTAGAGATGACGGCCAGGGAGCAGGCTCTAACAACACAGGATTTTTCATGCACTTTCGGCAGGGTAGGCTTGACGAGGGTACATTTTCAGTAACCAATCCGATCCCGAACCAGATCGTGGGCATTGACGCAGAGAACATTAACAACGACGATGTATGGCTTTACAGCGTGGATACAAACGGGTTTGAGACTACCTCTTGGTCCAAACTAGACGCAGTAGAAGGCAACAATATTATCTATAACAGCCTTTTTAAAGGTGTTAGCAATGTGTATGCTGTGTCTACTCGTATTAGTGATAGAATTAATCTAGTGTTTAGTGACGGAATTTTTGGTAATCTTCCAGCAGGAAACTTTAAAATATATTACAGAACCAGCTTGAATAGATTCAGTGTAATTTCTCCTGGCGCAGTAGGCAACGTCACTATTGAAATTCCTTATCAAAGCCGCAGCGGTTCGCTTGAAACACTAACGTTTGTACTAAGATTAAACTATACAGTATCTAATGGTACTCCTACTGAATCTAACGACAGTATTAAACAAAATGCACCTGCGACTTATTATACACAGAATCGATTAATCACAGGCGAAGATTACAACATAGGTCCTCTTGCAGTCAGCCAAGACATTATAAAAACTAAGAGTGTTAACAGAGTTAGTAGTGGCATAAGTAGATATTTTGATTTAAAAGATGCAAGTGGCAAGTATTCTAATACTAGTTTGTTTGCTGATGACGGCATTATATATAAAGAATTATACGAGGTAAAAACACAATTTGCATTTTCTTCACAAAGTGATATTGAAGGCATATTGGTTAATACTGTTGAGGATATCATTAATAGTACTAACCTCAAGAACTTTTACTACTCGGAATTTCCAAGAACAATTACTTCGGATTTAAGTGCAAGTTGGGAAAATACAACGAAATTTACTAACCAGTACACTGGATTCCTTAATGACACACAGGGCGAAGCCTACGCTGTCGGCGCGTTTACTGCTAATAATTTACGATTTGTAGAGTCCGGAACTCTTCTTAAGTTTGTGGCGCCTATTGTTAACGGAGTGCAGCAGTATTTCTTAAAAGACGGTACTTATACAGCTAACCCAAATCTAGATGGCTCAACTATATACCTATGGACCAAGGTTGCCGGCACTATATCAGACGGAACAACTTTGACCATAGACGACAGGGGTCCTATTACACTAGTTGATCTTATTCCTAATGGTTCGCTGCTTAGTGAAGTTATTCCAAAGATTTCCAGGACGCTTTTAACTGATCTAAAAACGCAACTAATTGATCAAACATTTGCTTACAAAGATTATGCACTTAGATATAACACAAACTCTCGTGAGTGGCAATTGGTGCTTGCATCGAATATTAATACACTATCTGAATTTAGCACAGGTAAAGCAGGAGATCTTAGCGGACAAAATCTTGATGCAAGTTGGTTATTGAATTTTAAAACCAATGGCGATACATATACTATTACTCATCGCAATCTTAGATACGTATTCGAAAGTAAAGACGAAGTCCGGTTTACATTTGACGGCGCAGACAAAGTCTTTAATCCCAAAACAGGAAAAATTGCTCGTGATGGGATTCGAGTATTAGGAATTAATAAGCAGCCAGACAGTGCTAGTAGTTTCACAAGAGATTTTAACTGGGGGATTTCTGATGCTTATAGAGACGAAGAAGGATATGTAGATACTACAAAGATCGAAATACAGTTTGTTGATTTAGACAACGACGGTGTTATTGACGATCCGGACCTATTTAATAGAATTGTCGAACCAGAAGTATTACCGTCTCAGAAAATCATCTTTCAACAGCGATTTACAACGTCTGACGGAGTAGAAGACTTTAGATTTTTCGATAACTCGAGTGGTTCTATTAAGGTAGTTAGTAACCAGTCGAACATAATTTATAGCGCAGAACAGGAAGGACAAATATTTTACCTGTTTGAGGTAGGCGTATTTAAGACTCTAAATAAATTGTTAAATAATACAACGATTAATACAGATTATAAAGTTTACTTTGGAAGGTCAGAGCTGAAGTTTCATTACGTGCACGTAGCTGACAGCAATTATAGAATTGATCCCAGCGCAAGTAATATTATTGATACTTTCTTGCTAACAAAGAATTATGATACAGAAGTTAGAAAATATGTTGCAGGAATAATTGCAGTAAAACCAAAACCTGAAAGTAGTGATAGCCTGTTCAGATCTTACGGCACCGCAATTAATGCAATAAAGTCAATTAGTGACGAGATAGTTTATCATCCAGTTAAGTACAAGGTACTGTTTGGTGAGAAAGCAATGAATGATTTACAAGTTAAGTTTAAAGTGGTTCGAAATAAATCAATAGTAGTTAACGAAAATGAGTTAAAAGCAGATATAATTGAATCAATGAATCAGTTTTTTGCTATTGAGAATTGGGACTTTGGAGAGACTTTTTACTTTCAAGAACTTAGTGCATATATTATGAACACAATGACACCCAAATTAGTAAGTATAGTAATTGTACCAAGACAAGGTTCACAATCGTTTGGTAGTTTATTTGAAATAAAATCCGAACTTGATGAAATTTTTATTAGTGCTGCTAGTGTACGTGATGTAGAAATTATTGACGAACTAACAGCAACAGAATTGCAAGCAAGCGGTAACGTAATAACTAGCGTTATGACAGCTACTTCAGGCATTATATCTAGATAAGGACATAATTAATAATGGCTTATAACGATAGTCAAAACGAAAGCCCACTTCCAACACCGGGTAGTACTAAGCGTACAGCAGCAGACCTTCTACCTAAATTCTTTAGGACAGAAGCTAACAGAAAATTTCTGCAAGGCACAATTGATCAGCTAATTCAGCCCGGCGTAGCTGAAAAGCTTAACGGGTTTGTTGGGCGTAAGACTGCCAAGGCCTATAAGAGTACTGACAATTACATCGGTGACGTAAGTATTGATAGAAGCAATTATCAACTAGAACCAGTGGCTGTTATTAAAGATAATCTAGACAACGTTACTTTTTATAAAGACTATAACGACTACCTTGGCTCGCTGAGGTATTTTGGCGCAAACACAG